GGTAAAAAAGTATCTGCTAAATTCTTGTCAGAAACTTTCAAAGAATATCACCTCCTGTATGGACAAAACGGGGGATACAGTAACCCATCATGAATTTTCAACACCCCACCATTACGCATGCTTCTCAACTTGAAGAACGCTCGAGATGGAGAAAATATAAAAGAGGAATCAGAGAGCTTGAGCTCCTTGAAGCACCACGAGCAGTTATTCAGGAATACCGCTATAAAGCTGCACGCGATTGTTTTTTGGCATACTGCGACATAATGAAAAACGGTGACCTAAGGGTGGCTCCTTTTCATGAAATTATCGCGAGTGCTTTCGAGGATTTGTACGAAAGAAAATATAGGAGGTTAATCATTTCTTGTCCGCCACGTTCGGGCAAGTCGATGTTGTCTACGATGTTCTTGAGTTGGCTCCTCGGGAAAGACGAAAGAACTCAGCATATACTTGCTTCTTATGGTGCCTCTTTGTCTCAAAAATTTCACAGAGAAGCTGTGATAATGATGAAGACGCACCATTACCGAAAAATCTTTCCGGAATTCTCAGGATTCAATCGAGATTCCAAATACGACATGGTAGGCGGGGGTTACATACTAGCAACCTCGGTTGGAGGTATTCTTACAGGTTTCACGTCCGGGACCACCGATATGGACTCAGCCGGAATTGGTGTAGCCCTAATCGATGACCCTCTAAAATCCTCCGACTCGAAAGCAGCTCTAGACAACCTTGAAAGTTGGTGGGCTGAGCAAATGTCAACAAGAAGAACTAATCATTACGCGCAAGTAGTAGTTGCTACGAGATTTCACGAAAAAGATCTTCATGGTGTTTTGCTAGACGGGGACGGAATTTACGATCCCGTCGAAAATCCGTTTGGGTGGAGATGGATTAACATACAAGGCTTGTGCGAGAACCCTGAAAATGATATTTTAGGAAGAAAGTTCGGGGAGTCCCACTGGCCTGAGAACACAGCTTTCACAGTCCCCATGCTGGAATCGCAGAAGAAAATCATGGGAAGTTTCAAGTTTGCGGCGCTTTACCAGGGAGTTCCTGTCGCAGCAGAAGGGCAGATCGTCAAAAACAGTTGGATTGAAGTTATCGAGGAGGAGGACTGTCCGCCTCTTGACGTAGTGTGGTTAGCAGCAGACTGCGCGTTCTCCGAGAAAGAATTGGCAGACGAAACAGCTATTTGTGTGGCGGGAATCAGCATGCGTGATCCGACTGTGATTTACATTCGGGATATTGTGAAAGGTCGTTGGGGTTTTCCAGATCTCGTTGAAGCTGTGAAGCAAAATTACTCTTTCTATAAGGCAAAAGTCCTCTGTATTGAAAAAGCAGCGTCAGGGCACTCTTTGATACAAGTTCTTCGAAAAGAGGCCAAAGTTCCGATCGAAGAAATGCGTCCGTTGAAATCGAAAACAACAAGATTGCAAGCGGTTTGTCCTTTACTCGAGAACAGTCGAGTTAAAATAGTAAGAGGGTTGTGGACAGACGGGTTTACTAAGGAGCTCACCTCTTTTCCCTTTGTTCGGCATGACGACAGCACAGATGCTTTTGCTTGGGCGTTGACGTACTATGCCATGAAGATGGATGTAACCGATCGCGGTCTGCAAGCGGCGATTATTCAGAACAAACGGTTCAAGGGGGAGCTCCTTCGCGAAGGAATCACGGAGAATTCTGTCTTCAGTGAGATTCGAACAGGGCGGAAGAAGTTGTTTTCCGGAGACACGGCGATTAACGATCCCGATTATGATGCTGTTTCGGCAGCAACTGAATCTCGAAACCCGTTTGTGAACGGAAGAAGAAGTGGTAGGGGTCGTTTAGGGTACGAGTGATTTCTTTCAGATGAGTATAACGGGATAGAAACCCCGTAAAAAGTTCTATGTTCTATACATAGATTACCGTGGCCATTCATCCAACTGACTTTAATAGCAAAATTATGCGTGCTGAGCATGGCACCGTAGTATTGGCAACTTCGCCAATAGCTGACAGGTATTTGGCAAAACCGAAGGCTAAACAATACAACGTACCAGAAGATCGGTATAGCCGTCCTTGTGGTGGCGCAGGGGGTTTTGATGATTTCTGCGAGAGAATGGGCGAGTAGTGTAGGGTAAAACCCATGGTACGAGTTGCCCTTCCAAACATGACTCGTTCCATTAGCTTTGAAGGGGGTGATAGGGATGATGTGATCCTGTTAAGCAGCAAAGTGTATGACCTACCCACCGACTGTATCACCTCTTCAAAAATGTTAGATTCAAAGACAAAGCGCAAAGCCCGTCGTGCCGAAAATGCCCAGATGTTAGAACATTCCTATTCGAAAGGAATGGACGTGATGCCGCCCAAGTTTCTGACTTGGCGTCAAGAAGAATTCTGGAATACGCTCAAACGCAACACCGTCACTATCGCGTCTGGACACGCAGGAACGGGAAAGACCCTGATCGCTCTTCACTTCGGACTGTTTGGAATCGCTCAAGGCGAATTCGAGAAAGTTTTCTATGTTCGCAGTGATGTTGGAGTTGAATACCAGCGAGGGCGAGGTGCGCTTCCGGGAGACATGTCTGAGAAGATTGCTCCGTTAGTTGCTCCGATTTTCGATAATCTGCCTTGCATTATGCGTTCGCAAGGCGCAGCAGAGTATCTGCTGAACAAGAAAATTATTGAGCCAATTCTTCTCGAGGACGTTCGAGGTCGTTCTTTGAACGACGCATTCATCATTGTCGATGAATCTCAGAATTTTATTCCATCGCAGATCAAGACCTGCCTGACTCGTGTCGGAAAAGACTCTAAAATCTGCCTTATCGGCGACACAAAACAGAGCGACATGGAAGTGTTTCGTCGTGAAAATGGTCTCGTCGATGCTATTCATCGCTTGAAGCAACTGAGCGAAGTTGGTATTGTCGAGTTTCAAAAAGAAGACATCGTTCGCAACTCTGTTATTGCCCACATTCTGGACCGTTACGAAGACTAGCGGTATTTGAAGCTAATGCTCTTTTTTGATTTCTCGAGTTTAAATCGTAACCGCCGCTGCCAGAAAGGAAAGTCGTGCTCAGCTACTTGTATAGCTAGGGAAGACGATTGTCTTCTAGACTTCCCTGCCCCTGTTCAAGAAGCTCTTAAGAGAGTGGTAGAGCAAGCGATGGCGAGAGGCAGTATCACAGAAGGGTCAAAGGAAGACAGAGAACTTGGTCAGGCTTTCTCAGACATGTTCTCCCTGTATGGGAGGTCTGTGATCGGGTCTGGGGAGAAAGGACAATCCATTTACCATCCTAAAGTTGCGGCTCTATACGCAGATTTTCAAAAGACTGGTAGAACAGCAGTTCAAAGAGTCCCAGTTTCTGATGAAGACTTAAATCGAATTTGGAGTAGTTTACCTTCGAATATACGGTCAGACCTTCGCAAAAAAGGAAGCCCTCCTAAAGGGGTAGACAAAGATGATTCTCGCGGACGCATGATTTTGAGAAACCTTCTCGAAACCGGGTTCAGAGACGAAATAACAGGTCAACCCCATTCTTGGAAAGACTTACAGCCTGACCACCGCATTCCAGTAGCTAATTTTCCCGCCGGAAAGAAACATGAATCTGAAAATCCTGAAAATCTCGTAATGGTTCATAAAGGATATAATTCTTTAAAGGGGGCTCTGGAGCGAAAAGGTTTAAATCAGCCGGACCCAATAGGTTTTGTTAAGAAGAGACTTTTCGAAGTATTTACAAAACAGTCAGAGGCAACAGTCGCTGAGTACCGCGCATCTGTCTCCAGAGCGAAGGAAAGAGAAACAGTTCAAAGAGAGATAAATCGTCAAATTAAGGATAACTATAAGTTGTGGACGCCTAAGGAATTTAAGGAGCAAGTGATGTCACTTAACCGAGAAGGTTTGAAAACTCTTGTAAAAGAATTCGAAAAGGAGGATGATAAAACAGCTCGTGTTTCCCCTAAGATGAACCGTGGTGGAAGTATGCAATTTATTTATCCTCCCGTGTCAATTTTACAGGCTTCTTTACTCGCGAGAGTAGGAGTGCCTGAAACCGAATGGCCTCCCAGTTTGGTTACAAAGGCTACAAAAGACATCAAAACACATTTAACCACCCTAAAACAACGAGAAAAAAATTTCTCAGACGTGCCGAAGGGGAGTTTCAGAGAGAACTTTTTAAACGGAGTGAAAGATTTTGCTAAAGGTCAATTTCCTGCTGAAATCGAAAAAGCTCTTGAAACCGAGGGGTAAAACTGAGCATAAACAAAAGTAAAATGAGAAAAGACACCCGATTCAATCGCCTTAGGGTAAAAGCCATTAAGCTAATTTTTTGCCATGAACGGCTAATTTTCCGAAGAAGCTCTTCAACGTTTTGCTGAACTGGCTGCTCTAACTCAATCTGCGGATTTCGCCGAAGACTTCTTTCTCCTTGAGAAGGTATATGCGCAAAGACACACGATTCAATCGCCCCGAGCGGCACGAGATTGAAGTCAAACTCAAACCTGGTACTTTGGCCGATGCTCAAGCCTTGGGAGTATGGAACATGATGTTATCGTCCGACGATCCGTCGGAAGTTTGTCGGTGGTACCGTTCCTATCGCGATAGCGATCATTGCACTCTGCCGCGTGAGCAGCTTCGCAACATGCGTGACACGATGATTCAGTCGATGCGCGAAACCAATCGCAAAGATTCAAGTCCGAGGAAAGAAAAAAGAAAAGGTGTTCACTACGACGGATATAACGACGGCCGTATTTCCCCAAGATTAGGAGCCTGACGGTGAACGCTTTCGAAGAAATCAAACAGCACCGAGTTCCCTGTGGGCCGATGACCGTCGCTGCCACAGCCGTTTGCAGACGTCGTCTGAAAGACAGCTATGACCAACTTCTTGATCGATTAACAGAGGAAATTCACCAGGAATACACACCGCCTGAGAAGCCGAAGGACCACGATTTTGACAATCAAGGAAACCTTGTTCACAAAGACGAACTTGCAAAACGCGAAAAATCTGTAGCTTCGATGCAAAAGGGCAAGGAAAAGGCGAAAAAGGAGCGCGAAAAGAATGCGCCACATTCTCCCGAAATTCTTGAAGCGAAGAAGGAAAGAATGCTGCAAGAAGGCATGATGAAGGCAGACGTGAAGAAGCAGGTGAAGGAGTACGAGGAGAAACTGATGGGAAACAGTAAGATGGGTCAAGACATTACGGGAAAGATCAAGAAGCGTTAACTCAAATGAAATACTACTACGTGTATTATTCGTACGAGGAGTGGGGTCGCGGTTATATTGGTTGTAAACCATCCGGATCAGAGTGTTTGCCAGAAGATGACCCTTATTTGGGTTCATTCAAAGATAAAACATTTAACCCAACAAATAAAATTATATTAGGAGTTTTCAAAACTCCCCAGGAGTGTCTTGACGCGGAAATTCTTTTGCACGACTTTTTTCAAGTAGACATAAATCCCCATTTTGCTAACCTCGCAAGACAAACTTCGACCGGGTTTATTCCATTCGTAAAATCTGAAGAGCATAGAAGACGAATATCTCAGGCATTAAAGGGGAAGAAACTTTCTCAACAAGCAATAGAAAAAAGACAGAAAAGTAGAAAATATTGTCCAGGTGAAAATCACCCCTTTCACGGGAAAACTCACACTGAAAGAGCTAAAGAAAAAATTAAAAAAGCACGAGCAAAACAAACAAATGTTGGAGGAGGTTGTTCTTACCCTTGGTGGGTTAACTCCAACGGGGATAGAACTCGTTCACAGACTTGTCCTGGAGAAGGGTGGAAGAGGGGAATGAAGTGGAAGGGGTAAAAGATAATGTTCAGATATAAACGACAAAATGACAAATCGTATAGGCGGAGATTACTCTCACGAAGCTCTAGAAGCGTTTAGAGCGGCATACGCACAACAACTATCAACCCCTGAAGATCAGGATATTGATTCTAGAACAGGTTTACCAACTGCACACATATCAAACACATCACCGTGGATTGACCACGTTGGAATTTGGAAATACCCTAGCGGAAAAGGTCCAGATGATGACTTGAAACAACCTTTTCAACCCGAAAATTACTACGAAGAGGAAGAAGACGAGGAGGAACTGTCCGTAGAAGAGATTGATGCCTTGATTGATGAAATTCTTGAAGAGTTAAACACGGGGGAAACCGAAAATGGGGCTACTTACGAAGACGAAGAGTAATTTCAACGAGCGGCGGTTCCTGATTCGCAGCCTCGTTGCGATCTTTGCTATTCAATTTGCTTCCACAGGGGCTCAGTTCGCGAGTTGTTTTCGCACTCTAAACTCTTCTGTAACACAAGAGAAAGCAAATTTACTTTGCGCTCAAGCCAACTCAAGTTTTTCTGAAACAAGTAAGTTAGCCCTCACAACTTTGCTGGCACTTTTAGTTCCTGCTGCGTCAGCTGGTTCTATGAGTCCAGTTGAAACATCTTCCAGAAAACGGAAAAGTGTAGACGAACCTGGAACGCCTCAATGAAAAAAGCTCGCAAACGGTGTAAATTCGGAAAGTCTTGTTCCGCAACTTGTATCAGCAAGAATAAAAAGTGCAAGAGTGATTTTTCCGCTCGACTTAACAGTTCCGTAAGTAAAGTGCGAGATTACGTGAAGAAACACGGAGTTCATATCGCTGAACACGGTGCCAAAGGTGTAGTTGCTTGGAAAACTGGAAAGGTTTTGGCACCGGCAGTCTCAGGCTTTCTGGAAACGCACTACGGTATTCCGAGAGAAGCTTCAAGTCGAATGGCGGAGACTGTGATACAAGCAGTAACAGCTACAGCTCTTGAAGCAAAACATCTGAAAGATGTTGATACTTTCGTGAAGAAACTTGCTACGGAGACGGCGGCGGCCTATATGGGAAAAGCCGCCCACGGCGGCCTAGAAACAGCCCTCGACGCAGCCGAGGCAGCCAAATATGTTCAGCTTGCAGCTCCAACACTTGCTGGAAAGGTAACGGGAATCACGACGGCCGCAGTGGTAGGAAAACTTCCAACCCCCGGCAAAATTATTCAGGGTATCATCCAACGGTCAAAAGATGATACAAATAAATTACTTGAAATGTTTCGACCCAAAGAAGTTGCATTTGCGGAAGAAAACTTCGACGGAATCATCGAACTTCTCGCAGATATCGCAGTGGCAGCTTTGTTAGAGGTGAAAGGGTAAAAGGTTAGTATTGCCACTACCCCCCTATATGTACGGATCTCGTCTCGATTTTTCCGACGTTTCGCTTCCTGGCGTGGGCGGTAACATCAACGCTTCGAATGCGGTGAGCATGAAGCGATTGAAAGAAATGAACGCCTCTGGCAAGAAG